TGCACTGTCTCTTTTAATTCTTATCCTGTCTCCAGTAGCTGGTGCAGTAACAAATATGATAGCTTTAGATGGAGAAGTCTGTATGGTGTAATCATCAACTATTGTCTTAGTAACAAAAGCACCGCCTGATACGCTGGCTTGATCTACTTGTACTACAATGTGAGAGTCATCAAGATAAGGAAAAGAGAAAGCAAAAGAGGTAGTCGTATTGTCCCCTGTGTAGTCTACGAATGTATTAGCCATAGTAATCTATTATTAATTTGTTTGTGATAAAAGTTCAAGCACTTAGTCAGCGAGGACTTCTAAGGCAGGAGATACAACTTTTCTAGGAGCATCTTTGCCTTCTTTTGATGTTTCTCGTTGAATTTGTTTTATTTTCTTATATTGTTCTTTCAACAGCGGAGTCTCTTGTATGAGTTTACCTAAAGCTTTTTTCCTAAGTGAACCAAGGCTTTCTTCTATTGATAACTTTCTTAGGTCTTTTATAGGAGAACCCTTCGGTACATAACCTTGTATTTTCGCTTTTGGGTTGTTGTATGTTTTTATAATACTTTCTTCAGGTTTTAATTCTGAATAGATTTGTTGCCATCTATCATATAAATTCTGATTTAAGCCGAACCCATAATCTTTACTTACTTTAAACTTTCTTAAATCTAAACCAGGAACACCATCGGTAGGACGGCTGAAACTAAAACGACCCCCTAATTCAACTATGATACGCTTTGCCTCGTCTTGTTTAGTAAACATTTTATCTCCTACCTTTAAAGCCCTACCTTCTTTTACATCATTTTTTGTGGCTTTTTCAGTTTTCAATTCGTTTAGTCGTAGAGGACTTAAATAATTTATACTGTTACCTATTGAATTATAAGGCGAGGAAGGTTTAGGTCTTCCTAGTACATCTCTTTTAGGGGCTAATTCTCTCCTAGTGCTTCCTAAAGCCATTTTTAATTGATCCATAGGACCATTTATTTCTCTTAAATAGGGATCATCTAAAGCTGCTGCTGCTCTTACAATAGAAGGAACTGCCATTCTGTTTATATTAGACATAAGAGAACTAATACCACCTTTATCTCCTTCTTCCCATTTACCTTTGAATAAACCATCATTAAGTTCACTTATGTTTTTTAAGTAAGTTTTATCACTAATTAAAGCAGATAAAGCTAATTGTGCTGTACTTATCAATTTGTCTACATCTTCATCAGGCATTGAATTATCTTCTACAGCTCTTAATGCAGTAGCAGCCACACCATACACATCTGCTATTGAACCTAATTTTGAAAGAGATAAATACTCATCACCTAGTTGGTCTCCCTCACTTTTACCTGTGTCCCAAAATCTTTTAAGTGCAGATAAATTAACCGCTGCTGGCAACCACCCTGTGTCTTTTTTGTTTTGAAGTTCTTTGTAATCTTGTGGTCCTTGCCCTGTTATTATTTGTTGATCTGCTAAATACAAAGCTGAAGCCCAAAGCCCTGCTCCTACTACCTGCCGTCCTCTTGCTTGTGCTCTTATTGAAGGATTTTCGCTTTGTAATTCATCTATTGTTCTTTTAAATGTGACTTTATTAACACCAGGAAGAAGAGCGAGTCCAGATGTTGTACCACCCAATTCCATGAACATATTTGTAGGAGTTTTTAAGAAAAGTTGTATCAATTCAAGTACTGAACTTTTTTGTCTTAGCTCACCTAATTTCGCAGCTCCTGCTTCAAGCACTCCGTATTCAGAGCTTAAATCTCTTTGAAATGTTATTTTATCTCCAAAGTCTTTAACATACTCTATTTCACTTGCTAATTTATTATTCCAATTATCTTTAACATATTGAGCCATAAACTCTTTAGCTTCTTGCGGCTCTAAATTTTGCTCTCTTGCTTTTGTTACTGCTTCTAATTCTACATCTGTTTTAGTTTTATATCTTTTTCCATCTACGAAATACCGAGACATCCTAGCGTTCATAAAATCGCTGATACCTTCTACAGGTGCTTCTCCCCTTTTAACTAGCTGTTTGTATTCTTCAGCTAACATTGCACGAGCTTGTGCTTTTCCAAATAAATGCCTATAAAATTCATCTTGAAAAACTAAACCTTTAGGACCAAAATTAACTAACTCTCCTACATTTTCTATTGTCTCCCCTACTGGTCCTGTTACTCCTGTAGCTTCCATTGCGAAAGCTTTTCCTCCTATTTTTTCATAATGAGTATTTAAGGACATAGAACCTTGGGAATTTTTAGATGCTATTACAGCAGAGTTCCACGCATCTTGTATGCTATATAGTAAATATTTAGTAGTCCTTAAAGCCATTCTAGTTTGCTTTAAATCTCCTGTAACTAGCCCTCCTATGCCTTGGTTAAATAAAGAATACAAAGACATCATCGCATTACCACTCGCAGCAGCAGCTTGAGTTGCAGGAGCACTTAAAACAGCGTCATATATTAATTCTTTAGCTGCTCTGCTAAATTTTTCGCCTGTTGATCTTTTACTTATTTCAAGTAATTTACCTAATTTAGCAGGGTCTTTTATAAGTTTCAACTCAGATAAGAACCCTTTCATAGCTTTTAATCCACCCAGTTTTTCTAATTGTTCTTTTAGTTCTCCTGGTTTTAAATCTTTTGAATATTTTATTAGGTCTTCTGCTAAACCTTTTTCTAATTTATATGCTTTTCTTTCGAGGGTATTAATATTTGCTGCTATATCTTCTTTAAAAAGCTTTCTACTTTGTAACAATTTACCTGCGGAACTGCCTATAGTAGAAGAACTTTCAGCAAATACTTGCAATCTATCTAAATCGCCTAATAAATCATTAACTACTTTTGGATCATTTAAATCTACATTAGCGTCAAACTTTTTGTTCCAATTAGAGAAAGCCGAAAAAGTCATACTATCAGCTAAGACTGTTTTATAAATAAGCTCTTCAGATTCTTTAGCTATTTCTGTTACATAAGTAGATTCATCTAAGTTAGGGTCTAATTTTTTACGCAAAGCAACAGCTTGTTTTATCAAAGATTCTTTATCTGTCTTTATTCTACCACTCTTAATTTTATCTGACAACTGCTCTAATACAGCAGCCATTGATTTTTGTATGCCTTCTTCGCCAGTAAAAGCAGCTAGATTTAAAGGGAGTATTTCGCTCTTACCTTCTAAAAAGTTAGACAAGTCTTCATCGCTCATTCCCATTCTTTCCAAAGCTTCTAGCTTCTGTTCAGGTGTGAGCTTAGTGGGTTGAGTAGGTTGCGGTGCTATTTCTGGTTCAACAGCTTTTTCTTTTGGTGTTACTTCAACTTCTTCTTTAGGTCTAAGTACGGTATCTTTACCTATTGGAGTTTCTTCTGTAGATTTTAAACGCTCTGCAATAGCTTGCTCTATTTCTTTTTGTTCCTCTAAGGCTTTATCTCTTAAACCCTGCAAGTATTCACGGTCATCTAATCTTATCGATTCAAGCTGTGTTTTTATTTCATCTTTTTCTTTTAACAGTAAATCTCTCAACTCACCTGTTACTCCAGGTTTTTTTAAAGTTCTATCTATGGTGTTAAGTCTATTAACTGCGTTTAACTCCACCTGTCTTTTTATGTCGTTTAATGTTTTATTAGATGCTCCAAGTTGATTAAAATTTACATCACCATAAGCCTTTGCAGCCATTCCGAAACCTGCTCCAAAACCACCTGCCCACCCTATTTGAGTAACACTTAATTCTTTAAAAGTTCTTTTTCCACTTTGAATTTCTAACCCTTGTCTTATAGCTTCTTCGGACGCACCTATGACAGCACCTTCTCCTGCCCCTAACACCCTTGTACCTAACTTACCTAGTTGTTGTCCTTTCTTTATAGTAGCAAACGGAGCAAAAGTGCCAACAAGACCAGTTGCAATGCCTTCTTCTTTTGAGTATTCTGCTTCAGGATCACGGACATTTTGCGCCCATGCATTTAAACCTAAATTTCCTAGACCATTAAGAGCGATATAACTTCCGATACCTACAGGACCCCAACCAAGTAAAGGTGCGGTAGCTCCTCCTAAACCTATTCCTCCTCCTGCTTCTATAGCTACCGATTTCATTAACCGCATAAGTTTATCGTCATCGTCTTGTTCTACTAAAGGACCAGCAGTGGATAACTCACTAGGTGCTCTAGTAGAAGCTGAATCAGCTAAAGTAGGTGCTTCTTGTTGTTGAAAAGTTTGTTGTTCCTCTAATAGTTCTTTAATTGATTTAGCCATTACTTTATTCTATCTCTGTATGTTTTTAGAAACCTAAGTTGTGCATCTACACTACCGTCTATCAAATCTATTTTTTTAAATAAAGTATTTACTTTTTCATCCATTAGAGCAGAGTCTTCGTCCTCAATAGCTTTAATAGTGTTGTTTATGCCTATTAAAGTAATATTTTCACTTTGGTCGTCTAGTATATACATCCCTGTCCTTAACTCAGCTTTCATAATCTCTGTATATTTTTCGTTATACACAGTATATAAAGTTTCGATTTCGCTGTTTATTTTTTCGTCAAGTTGCTGCGGAGTTATGTCAGGATTTGACTGTACAATGCTGTCCCTATATCTTTTCAACTCACTTCTCCATCCTCTAATTCCTTTAATCTTTAAACTTTGTAAAGCGTTAGGGTGAGCGTCATATCCTGTTATATCCTTAATAGCGTTCGTGGAAGCAGTTGGGAATCCTGAGAATTCACTTTTTAAAGTAGTGTCTTTATATTGATTCTCAAATAGTTGTGTGTACTGCTTAACAGAAGCTAGTTCCATTATCTCTTTTTGAAACCTATCGCTATCTCCGTTTAATTTTTGTAATGTTTTAAAGTCTTCAAAATCTAATAAATCTTGTTCAACTGCGTTGTCTAAGTCATTTTGAATATCTATTCCTTTGTCTAAATCTGATTGTAACATACTCCATACTTCAGGATCTGTTTCAACCTCCTTGTTTGCATTGTTATATGATTTTCTTGCTAACTCACGCATAGATTGAATAGTTTCTTCAATATCAAAAGAATTAATATGACCTCTTATACCTTCTTCTCTTAGTCTATTAGACCAATCTTTTAGTAATGAGTCCGTAATAGCAACACCATCGTTTAAGTTTCTTTGAAACTCTGCTACAAAAGGTTTTGTTATTTTATCTTTTTGTGTGTTATATGCTTCCGTGGCTTTCTTTTGAAAGTAAGTAGATTGATTGAGAATTGTAACTTCAAAGTTATCTAAATCATTTTGAAGCTCTGCGTTTATAAATTTAGCTCCTGTATCTTTGTTAACAATCCAAGCTTTAAGTTCGCCTGTTTTTTGTATTGCAGTTGAAATATCTCCTGATTCTACTAAATCCATTATGGCAGGTTTAAACAGATTATCTAAAGCGTATTTATTACTACCTTTAAAATTACCTGCACCATCATTCAACCAAGAAGTAAAAGTAGGACTAAATAAATCAATTTTATTATCTTTCCAATCCTCCACTGCGTCTTGAGTCGATTCAATCCAATCAGTTTTACCTCTAGCAATCTCTATATCCTGTTGGATGCGTGTTGTTTGTCCTACATATTCATTAGTAATAGATTCTAAAAGAGGTTTCACTTGCGTTTTAGTGTACTCACTATCCGCTATTTCAGGTCTATTAAAGAACTCGGATACGCGTTGTTGAATGTAAGTGTTAGGGTCTTTTTGGTTTATAGCTTCAGGGTCAGTTAGTAACTCAGTTCTAAATTGCCTTGCTAAGTTTTTTCCTCTAGCTGCTCTTATCCCTAACAGAAAATCAGGATTAGACCTTTCGTCTATTATTCCTTTATCTGCTAACTTTCTAAGTTCCCTTTTAGTTTTACCTAATCCAGCTTCTAAGGTAGCGACTGCTTGTTCAGGTTGTTCCGTTAAAAACTGTTGTCCTGCTGCAATAGCTTCCTCTCTTTTAAATTGTCTAATTTGAGAGTACTCAGAAAGAATGGGATTAACCTGTGAAAGAGCATCTGCAAGGTCCATCAACTTATTCCTTGGTGCTCGTACCTGTGCTACACTGTACTGCCCTGCTCGTTGAATAGTAGGTTGAATGCCTGGAACTGCACCTCCTAAACCTTGTACTTGTACTCGTTCTTTAGCCATTATAAAATCTTGTAACCGC